GGCGCCATGTTCGGGATGTTCAAGATAAATGATCATAATTTAAGAATGGGGGTGATTAGCCCCCATTTGGTTTACAGAACGTGGATAACTGCAAAGTTGATTACAAAAGCCTCAGCCAGCGGGCCGCCAGAAAGGTTGCGAATTGTGATTACGCAACTTCCTGTGGTTTTGCTAGAAATCCAGCAGTTGTAAGCACCAGCGGTAGCGCCAGAAGACACGCTTAAAATAATAACGTCTTTTGCGCTGATTGTGCTGTTGTTCAAAGTGAACGAAACATTTGTAATGTTTGCCAAAGAGGCGCCGTTCAGTGTGATCTGACCAGCAGACTTGTTCAGCGTGACCGCTGTGGACTTGTCTGTCAATTGAGTCACTGTGCCGCTTGCTTCTTCGGTGTAACCCAACTCGCCACCAGCCAGTACAAAGTTAGACCCAATAATGTCTTGGTCTTCAAAAGCAACACCAATTGGTTTGGTATTAGAGGTCATAATTGTTCCTTTAAAAATGAGGGCCGAAGCCCCCATTGTTTACTTCAAGAAGGCCGAGTAGGCAGCGTCACCGGTACGCACAAAACGGTATGTGTGTGCGCCGAAACGTGGAACAGTCACAGAACCGAAGATCGTGATACCAGTGCCTGTGGTGACAGGAACAGTAGACGAAGCGCCGGTGTTGTTGTTGTTGCAGATAGTCAACTCAAAAGCAGAGCCAACTTTTGCACTAGGAACGGCTGCATCGAGCAACGCTGCTGTGGGCAGAGTCACGGTCAATGTAGCATCGCTGCCTTTGTTGCAAACAACCAAACCAACAACCACTTGATCAGCGGTCAACGTGGTGTCGCCAGTCAAGGTTGTGGGAATAGTTTGAACCGTCAGTTGTGCTTCTGTCAGGTTGCCGTCACCAATTTGATAACCGCCTGCGCCATTAGGTAATGCCATGATAATTTCCTTTCAATGTTAATAACAGAGATAGGGGCCGAAGCCCCAATCAATTAGCCCCAGATACGGCAGCCCATTTGTGGGCGGATCGTGTTGAAGCCGTACAAAACGTCAATACGGCAAGGCATACGGTCATTGTTGATGTCATACTGACGCACGACACGCAAAGAGATACCGTTGTGGACTGCGCGAGCAGCCATGTCAACACCTTGTGGCAACAGCAAGTCAGCAGTTGCGAAAGTGATGGCGTCCTTGTGATAGACCAAGTTCTGTGCGTACTGGCTAGAAGCAGCGCCTACGAACACAACAGCCTTACCAGAGACAGGGAAGCTGTCAACGGTAGCCAAAGCATTGGCGGCGGTGTAGATAGGAGCAACATTCACAACGATTGCAGTACCGCTGGCAGTGGCGTCAGCCAAAGCAACAAACTGGAACAAAGAGCCAGTAGACTCGCGGGTCTGTGGGTTTACAGCGAAGCAATCAGCAACAGTGAACACGTCACCGGCTTTAACTGTCAGGCCAGAGCCGATAGTCAAAGCAATGCTAGAAGCACCTTGAGAAGTCACAGTGGTGGTCACAGAGTTGCCGGTGGCAACGCGCGAACCAGTGGTGTGTTGCTTAATAGACTGAGACATGTTGATCTCATCAAAGCCCAACACGCCAGTGCCCATCATGCCGTTCTTGAATTGCTTGCTGATAGTGTCTGTAGGATTGAACAGACCTTTCATGCCTTCAACCAAGCCAGCGTTGGCTGCTGGGTTCACGGTAGCGTAACGTGGGGACATCACAGCTGCGTTCTCGTTCAGCTTCTGCTGGGCTTGGAGCAAGACCAAAGAAGTAGAAGGAGTGGTGCCAGGTGTGCCAACGGTGTTACCGATGGTTTTGTACGCATTGGCCACGTCTGCATCAATAGAAGATGCCAACTGGCTGATACGAGGTTTCAGAACACGCTCTGCGAAGTCATCCAATTGCATGGTCAATTCAGCAGATGTGAAGTTGACACCGATGTGCTTTTGGCTGGCAACGGTCAAAGTGGTGAACTGCTCGTTGTCGTCTTGCACTTGCAAGGCGGCGCCGTCAGTTACCAAAGCGCGGTCAGGTAAACGGATACGCAGGGTAGAGCCGATCTTAGCACCTTCAACAGCGAAGCTGTCGTCGTACTGGCGGTTCACGTTACGGGTGAGCACAAGGTTGTTCTCGAGGATTTCGAGAGCTTTTCTTGTGATCATGTCGATCGTCAGAATACTGTTTGACATTTTAAAAGTCCTTTAAAAAAATTAGCGGTTCTGTGCTTGTAGCTTCTTAATCTGCCTTGCACGTTCAGCTTCAATCCACTGCGAGGCCGTCATGCTCTTGATAGAGCGAGGGTCTGTAGTGTCCAAAGTTGCTGCTCCAGCGGAGCGTGCAGTGACAGGAGAAATCGGCGCGGGCGCAGATGTTGTTTTCTTGATCGGGGGCGCTGATGCCAATTTGGCCTCAATTCTCCCAATCTCTTTCGCCTGACCGAGTGGCGTCATGCGTGAGATGCGATCTGCTTCTTTTGGATTTGAGCCAAGGTAGTACGCTAACTCAGGCCCAATGTCCGAAGACTGGATCGTTTCAGCCATCACGTTTGTGATCGGTAGCTTGGGGTTGTAGGCGACTTGTTCAAAGTCATCATACTTGTCCCGCGCTGCTTCTTCACGCTCTTGATAGCTTTCGAGAACGGCTGATTGCTGCTTGGCTGCTTCACGTTTGGCCAATAGTTCTTCAGCTTTCTGATAGGCCATTGCTTCCGCATAGGCTTCAGGGCTTTCAAACTGGTCAACGGACGCAGTTGGTGCAGCTTTCACGATTTGCGATTCCGCAGACCGATTTGCTTGCTCTCTTTCCCACTTACGTTGCTCTCTTGCGAGGCGTTTGCCGATCATCGCATCAATTTCAGCCTGGGAGTACTTCTTTTCCTCTGTGGCTTGTTCGACTTGGTTCTCAGCGACTTCCGGCGTACTTTCAGCAACTTCAGGTGTGGCCGTCACATCCGTGGTTGGCGCGGAGTCTACTTCCGCTAGGGCTTGGACTTCTTCAGTCATTTTTTATGAATCCTAAGATTCCTCGGTGAACCTCGCCGATACGGTTTTGTCAGCATTATGCTGGAATTTATTTTAATTAGCAATCAACAGCGCCAGCAAATTCTGGCAGTGTTTTTAAGTATGCGTATGCTTGTGCAATGGGGTTAGAGCCTGCAAGATCGTATTCGCAAGAATAGAAATTGTTTGTAATACACACTTTAATTTCGTTGTTTTTGTAAGCACTTGCGGAAAATGTAATAGCTGACTTGTTAACAAGTGTTACTTGTTCAACTCGATGATAAGCATCATCTACTTCAATGCCAGAAGCGGTAGAAATTTTTTGTTTAAGTGCCATGATTGTTCCTTATGGTTGAGGGGTTGTTTGTGCTAGTTGGTAAGCAGCAATAACTTCTGGTGTGTGAACAGTTGAGCAGATTGCTTTAACTTTATCATCCTCGGCACTGTAATCATCGCCAGGCTTAAAGTAGTTACCTTTGACATTCTCGGCAAATAACTGACCGTCTTCAGTAACAGTCACCACATACCGCACAGCGACAGTCTGATCAGCTAGTACCTCAATACGGTCAACAACAATTTGTTTTTCAAACATACATTTTTCCTTAGACAGAATATGTTGCCGTCATATAAAGGGCGCCCGCTGCGCCCATTGCACTTGCGGAATAAATTGTTGCGCTTACATAAAGAACAGTGCCTGCAAGGTTACTGCTAGACGCTGCGCCAGCTCCGGGGGCATTTGGCGTAAAAGGTAAGCCTGTTGTAAACACGCCACCAGCAGTACAAGAAATACTTGTAGCGCCCAATAAAGTAGCCGAAACCGTAACTTGCCGACCAATACGAGTGTATCTACCAGAAGATGAAAACGCACCAACTACAACAAGGCCAGCGCCCTGTGTAGGTGTCCAAGTACCTTCTTCATACCAATTAAGCAACTGGCTTGTCATGCCTGCGGCGGGAGTATTGGCGGTAAAGTTAATGCCCTTGGCTGCACCGACTGGGATTAAATTTCCATTTGTATCTAATTTATATTTTTCAGATGAAGCTACTTGCAAAGATAAATATGACGTTCCTACACCAGCAGTAGCGTCAATGTAACCAAACCCTGCGCCTGTTCCAAGTTGAATACGATTGGTATTGCCAGAACTGGTTTCAATAAAACGAACGCCAATCCCGCTTGTTGCACGCACTTCAACTGGGCCAGCAGTTGTAGATAAATCTAACGCGCTAACAGACCGCCCTGCCGTTAAGTTGGTAACACTAACTTGTTTGGTCGTGCTACTTTGGACAATAGGCAAAGTCTCCGTCCCCGCCAACGGGGTCGTTGCGGAGGTTAATGCGGAGATTTTGCTATTTGCCATAATTAGTCAGCTTGCCAATAAAAGGAAAGAGAACCCGATGCCGACCATGTAGAGCCATCATATGGTTGTGCGTACACACGAAAGCCAGTTGGTGTTGGAACTACAGTTGTAACATCAACACCAATCATAGGGCGTTTGCCGCCTTGATTAAAAGGGTAATTTAACGACAAGTTGATGCTTGGGGTATATGGAAACCGTTTAGAAAATGTTACATCCGTAATGCCATCGGCAACGCCAGATGTAACGACAATGTTGTTAGAACTGGACAGTTGGAAAAGACCGCTGTAACGAACTCCACCAGTAGTCAAAGGCAAAAACGATAAGTGCGTAGCGTCAATTCCTTGGAATGTGCTGCGTCCAAAATCAAGATCAAGACCTGTTAGCCCAGATTCAACGCGAACTGCGTTTGTGGCAACATAAGTTGCTAAAGCAGCGTTTTCAAAACAATATGAGTTGTTTCCAATGTAACCGCGATTGTCAATTGAATATACAAAAACGCAACAAGTATCGCTAAAAGTGTTTGACACAGGGTCAACAAATTCATTTGACGAAATGTTTGCGTTAATGTTTTGAAAATCTAACATCACGCAAGACGCGCCAGATTGCTTGAACACATTACTAGTCACAACAACATTCTTGGTGGCACTTAAAAATACGCTAGGTATTGTGCTTGAGGTTTTACTGCCGTGGCCCACAACAATGTTTCCCGTAACCACGCAATCTTCAGCGTGCTGGGCCACAGTTGCGCCAGTTCTTGCCCCATATACAAGGATGCCGTAATTAGAATATATGTTGGTTGAAACAATGTTGTTGCTAACCACACACCTAAGCGGGGCAAGTTCTTGAACGCCGCTAATTGATGAGGCAGTCAAAAAGATACCGGCTTCGCAATTTTTAACTTGGTTGCTGTCGATAATAAAATCAACGCCTGCATGTGTATCAATACCTTGGCCATTGTTAGCCGCAGTCGCTGATATGTTTTCAATCAGGTTGTTTGTGATTACGCATCTGTAAGATCGTGGTTCAGCAGTTTCAGACGCGCCATCTTCTCTGTCAATAAACACGCCATAAGCATCGCCACCAGCAGAGCCAGCGGTTATGTTTTTGATAATGTTGTTGTTAACTGTTATATCTTCGCAAGACACGCCACCGATGCCAGCATACCCAACTACCGTAATTTGGTTAGATGCGATGCGTGCAATTTTCACGTATTTAAGAAAAACACCGTATTCACCAAAAGCTGTGATTTTGCAATTTTCAACTATTGGGCCTGTTACATACGTTGGCGCAGAAGGTGCATTGTTGGTTCCATTGCATTTAATCGCTGTTGAACCAGCTACATAAGTTGCGCCGCCTGCGCCAGTCATGTTCAAATTAAATATTCCACCGCCATTTACAAAAGTAAAAAGCGTAAAATGGCTGGTGCAAGTAACCGCAGCGCTATTGCCTTGGATAACAACATTTGCGGGTACGCTAATAGCAGATGAAATTTTATATGTGCCAGTAGACACAAAATTAACAACTTTTGCTCCGCTATTAAGCGCGGCTTGAATTTCTGCTGTGTCGTCTGCTATTCCGTTTCCAACCGCCCCAAAATCTTGGACGCTGACAGTTTCACGCAATTTAGCTTGTACTGTGGTTGTTACAGCGCCAGTACCAGCAGGCGTATATGTTACTAAAGAAGCATCCGTGTTAACTTGAGTTGAAACATTATCGTAAGTTCCAATTAAAACATCGTTGCTGTCTTTTAGCAAAAACTTATAGCTGACATTTGAAGTTAGCCAAATTTCACCGCTGCCAGAAACACGGCCAGCAGCATCTAATATAATTGGGTTTGTATGGGCAACATTACCCGCTGATGTGGTGTAAGTAACTAATGGGGTTGTTGTACCAGCGGCGTAAGTGTAAATCTTACCGCCAGTCAGTACTGCGCCGGTATTTGTAAAGAACTGGGCCGCAACGCCGCCCACGGGTGAGAGGTTAACGGCCATTTCAAGTCCTTATTCGTAGACGACAGTGTATTCGATGGTGTTTGCAATGTCGATGTATAGACCGTTGCTGAACCAGATGCCAGCAGGGAAACTCAAGTACTGACCACCTGCTGCGGGGGTCACAGTCGCCGCGATCTTGGGATCGCTGGTGCTGGCTGTTGCGCTGTCGTACAAGGCAAAAGTACCGCTTGATGTGCTAGAGACAAACACGCCATACAGCTTGCCGCCGCCAACTTTGATTTGCGCGTCAGCCGCGCCTTGATATTTGTTAGCCATGATATGTCCTTACGCCAAGAATTTCAATTTGTACAAAGTGCGAAGATAAATCTCAACGATATTATCTATCAATTGTTGCAGTGATGAATCAGATTTATCACACACATCGTATCTTGCGGCTTCGATTTCGGCAAGCGAGTCTTGCAAAAATTCAATGATATTGGCTGTCTTTTTGGCCGAATGCAAGGTGATAGGGCCAATCAGGCCGTACCGGCCTTGGTAGGCTTCGGCAAAGTCGTCAGCCGCGCCAATGATGCGGTCATAAAAGATGTTGAGCGCCACATGCTTGCTGTAGCTGCGTGTGTTCAGGTGAACACTGTGCGTGACATCACGGGCTAGGAATAAGATTCCGATAAAGTCTGCGGCTTTCATTGTGGCATTCCCATCTGTTGTTCGGGGGGCATCATTTGTTCTGGTGGCATCTCTTGTTCAGGCATCATTTGTTCCTCGTCACGGATCATAGGAACCATGGCCATCTGCGACTCCATGGCCGCAGCGACAACACCCATGGCGATGTCTTGAATCTGTTCTTCAGTCATACCGGCCTGAACCGCAGCAATACGCTTGGTTTCAGCATCGTATGCCTTGATCTGAGTTTCAAATTCCTTGCGCTCCAAGTCTTGCATCTCAATTGATTTGCCGACATTTTGGATCATCTGGTGCATCTGCTCCATCTCAGCGCCCATGGCCTGAATCTGTTGCTGCGCTGCCTGCAAGGCTGGATCGTCGTCACCATCTGACAAGAACTTAGGATCAATGGTCTTCTCAAAGCGCTTGGCCATTTCTTGAGCGCCAGGCCAGTCCATGTTCTTGACAAACAAGTCGCCAGCCACAGACCACAGTTGTGGGTTGCCTTGCAGCAGCTGCGCCATGGCTTCCAATGCCGCTTGGCGCTTGGTTGCGTAGCCTGGGCCAGTTGTGGCCACCACATCGTACTTGCCAACGCCTGGGTTGTAGATTTTCTCAATCACAATACCCTGCTCGTTGACAATCTTGTTGACGGGTTGAGGCTGATCAGGATTGATCTTGATCATCTTAGTCTCGCCGTCTTCACCAATGATGCGGGCAATACGCTGTGTGTCGTAAATCTTGGGGATCAAGTCCACCAATTGACGGGCTACATGGCGCACGGCACGGGTCAGGTTGTCACCGTAGTGGTATGTGCCGACATCACCCTCACGCTGGCGAGCCAGAATAGCTTTGCCAGAGCGTTCGTTGGAACCCATGCCCAAACTAGCGTTATATTGACCGGTTGTGGACTTAATGTCCTCAGATGCGCCTGCCTTGGCCTGCAATAGGCCGCTAGAGGCCATTGGCGGTTGGGCACGCTGGGGTAGTGGCAAGACCGCACCTTGGCCGTCTGTAACGTCAGGATTGACCTCCAGATATGGCCAGTTGTTTGTGTTAGCTGTCTTCCACTTGTCCTCATAGCCCTCGAACTGGCCACCGTAGCCAATGAACGGAGCCTTGGGGGCCAGTGCCAGCATCTCAGCTTCCTGAGACACCCAATAGTTGTACATGCGCTGGGCATCTTTGGCGTTACGCACCAAGCCAGAGATGTAAATACGGCCATCAACCTCGAACTCGTTGCCAATCACACGGATCACGGGGATCCATTTGCCAGCCCACTCTTTTTGTTCAAGGATTTCGTAACCGTTGATCTTGCAGTACATCACCCGTGGGCGCTCAGACATGCGTGATTTGACAGGCTTGCCAAACATTTCCTTGAGCATCTTGTCCTCTGGTGTGCCTTCAAAGGCAGACTGGTTGCCAGGGTACAAATTCAGCTTGGTTTTGTCGTAGTCAATGTAGTAATAACTGGCAATACGCACAGTGTCTTCATTGAGCCAGTTGCTGATTGACTGGTCACCCACGCCAAGGGACTGGAGCGTAGAAATAGGCGCGGCATCTGGGTACTGGCGCTCGTATTCGGCTTTTGTGAGGTCTTCGGTGATAAAGCAATACTTGGCGTCTGCACCCGTTGGGTCTTGGATCAGTGGATCCATGTAGACCGAGAAGCTGTTGCGAATCCGGCCAATCTTGATGTCCTGATCGAATGTGTTTTCGTCACAGTACTCGGTCATCAGGGTGATGTAGCCCTCGCCATAGGACACCTGGTTCTCGCAGGCCGTGTCATAGGCCACGTCAGCGTCAGAGATGTACTCAATGTGGCGAATCATGCCGTTGAAGATTTCGGCCACTTCCACATCGGCGTTGTCATCGACTGGAATGACCTTCGCGCCTGGGCGGTTCTGCCGCATGTCATTCGTTACTTGACGAACGTGTTGCGGCAGTTTGTTGATTGTGAGTGTCGGGCGTGCGTTGATCGTCTGACCCTGCACCGCACCGCGAGTGGCCAAAACGTCAGCAGGCCACTGCCAGTGATTATCAGGTGATCCGGCGTAAAAGCGCAGATCGTCTATCTCATCTTCGCGGCTCTCGGCCAGTGCAGAGACTGCCATGTCCAACCGAGCGCGGGCGGTTGTCAGAATGTCTGAGTCAGACTTTGGTGGTTTGCCGCCAGCAGCTACATTAGCCGCCGCGACCATTCCGGTTGGATCAGCCATTATTTTTTCTTCTTTTCTGCTTCACGTTTGACTGAATACGCGATGGCCACGGCCTGCTTGACGGGCTTGCCAGCTTTAACTTCAGCTTTGACGTTCTTGCGAAAGGCTTCGGGTGATTTTGATTTAACCAGTGGCATGATTATTTCTTCTTCGCTGTTTTGGCAGATTCTTTAAACGCTTTGGCAGTGGGCGCGCCCTTGTCGCCTGGCTGGCGCATCTTTTCTTTGCTGCCAGCGGCTATGCGCTCACGTTTTGCATGGATATTGGCATATAAGCCGGGTTTGGTAGCCATATCAACACTTCCATCGTTTAAGAGCTGCTTTAGCGCGTTCGCCATCTTTGGCGTTGGCCGCTACTGCGCCCATTCTTGCACAAAATGAATCCTTGCGCCCCTGATCTGCCTTAGTCTTGGGGTTAGGCGCTGGCGCCTTCAAGTTAGAACCCGTTGCGGCATTGTACTTAGCGCGGCCCTTCTCGGTCAAGCCAGCACCTTTGCTGACTGGCAACTTTTCACCGCGACCAACGCTTAGAGACACACTCTTTTTAGCCATTACGATCCCATCCAAGAAGTTGCAACCACGCCTCTGCCATTGTACGCTCGGCGCTGCGTGGATTCACGCGCCTCACGGTGGGCTACTGGGAAGGCAAAAGTGACGCATATAGCGTCAGCCGCGTCAGGCGAGGCCAATCCGCGTGCCTTCATGTCCTTTTTCGACTCCAAAAAGATAGTCCCTTTGGAGTCGGGCTTCATCATAGGCGAAATTAAATCAGTTTTAAGAAACCTGTCAAGCGGGATTGAAGCAGTTTTCAGCCAATCCTTCATTTTGCCCCACATTTCGGCTCTTTTATTGCCATACATGACCGGATTTGCCGATTTATTGCCAAAGTTGACACCTTTGATTTTGTACCTTTGCTCTTTCAAACGGTCAACAATACCAGCCCCAAGGCCGCCTTCGTCGATCACGACCAGTGCTGGCTTGTATTCCTCAATCGCCTCAATCACATGACCAACGACAGTCATAGTGTCGTCGCCCCGATGGCGCTGGATGGCGATAATGTCTCGCCCTTGGCGCACGGCAATAACTGTTGCATCCGCGCCAAAGCGTGCAGGGTCTACGCCGATCACAATAGGTGCTGATTGATCCTGATACTTAGGCCGTTTCATCGCCTCATCAACCAGACTGGCTGATATGAACTGGTCGTCGCCCTCGGACGGAAACTGACCGTAGACCTCAACGTGCGCCTGACTAGAATCAGCGCCGTATTCGTCGATAATCTGCTGGTAGACCTGCTTGTCCGTCCCCTCAACCGTGCGGGCGTCCACCACCTTGGTCGTCCAGAACTCGCGTTTGCTGTTGAACGCTTCGTAGAAGTACCCAGTGTTGCGTCGTGGGTTAGAGAACGCCATCCAAAAGCGGTTAGGCGTGTTCTCTGTAAAGAATCCACTGGTCACCGCCCAGATGCTGTCGTCAATACCAGACGCCTCGTCGAACACGACTAGCACACCATCGAAGTTGTGGACACCCGCGTAAGCGTCGGGGTTCTCCGCTGACCACAGCCGCCCCTCGACGCCCCAGTACCGCGTGCCTTTTTTAAGATCACGCTCTACCAACTCCGTGAGCCACTTAGCTGGCATCAGCCGCGTGGCTGACACCTCAAACCAATGGCTGTTGATGGCGGTTGCCAGCCACTTGGTAATCTCGGCCCATGTGACCGAGCGAAGCTGAGATTCTGAGTTAGCCGAGATGATAGTCGTCGAACCAATCCGCGTGGTCAACATCCAAATTGTAATCCAACTGACTAGGGCCGACTTGCCAATACCACGGCCAGACGAGACAGCGTGGCGTAGGGTGTTGAAGTCTAGCTTGCCTTTGTTCTGGGTGATGTGATCAGCAATGTGCGTCAAGACTTCACGTTGCCATTTGCGTGGGCCTTTGAAATGCTCAAGCGGTGTGCCAGGCTGACCCCATGGAAAAGCGAACATCACAAACGCAAGCGGGTTGTCCTTGATTGCTGGCGCCCACAGCCGCGCCATCAATTCCTGTTCGTCTTCAGCGCTGTATATGGTCGATTGCATGGATTGTTGGCTCGATTATTGTTGCATCTTCTACTGTCAGCGCTCGCTTGGTTGCCTCAGCCAGCGCGCCAGTGATTGATATGCGCTGATCCACTTCGACAGATATGGCTTGCTTGGCCACCCAGCCGTGTTGATGTTTGAGGATTTCTAACGCTGCCTTGGCGTCGCCATTGAGGGCCGCCGTATGTAGTGTGCGAGACAACTCAATCTCACCATCCGCCTTGCCCTTCTGCGCGGCAAGTTCCACCACGGGGTCAAGTTGCGTGAGTTGTCTGTATTCAATAGGCAGCATGCCTGCGGCTAACGCCAGTGCGTCGCCCTTGAGGCCCAGCTTGGCCGCGTCATATACCGCCTTCAAGCGCGATTCTGTCGCTTCGACCTTGCGCGGTGTAAATGGAATCGAATGGAACATGTGTTCTCCATGCTTTTTGCACGTGATGCGAGTTTACAACAAAAAATAAAAATTCTGTAAGAAAAAAAAATTGTTCGTGAACACTACGTTTTTGCTGGCCCTTTGCCGTCGGCCCTACCCCCTCCCCCTCGGCAATTTTTGCCGCATGGCCATGAGTCATTGTGGGTCATGGTTTGCGCGGCCATGTTGCATTGCACCATTATGCCCGCGTGGTTTGCATGGCCGCATGGTTTGTGAGTCATTGTGGGTCATTCCCTTTTCATAACCCACAAACACCCACGCGGAAAAGGCACGAACTTTGTGCACGCGGTTTGTGGGTGATGTGAGTCATTGTGGCGGGCACTTTCAATCGCGCGCCGCCCAGCGCTTTGCGCTACTTAACATAACATAGACATATTTTTATAGATGATCTTTTTAATAACTCACATTGACACACAATAAGCAAAAAACTATATGCGACAAGGCTTTGAGCGTAGGTCATTGAGGCACGCAAAAACCGCACACACGCCGCACACATTCGCACACGCATAAGGGTTTGTCCCTAGAAAATAATTGTTGACAATGTAAAAGAATTCTTTACAATATATTCACCGGCGCAAACAATGCAACGGTAAAACCTAACCTACAGTAAAGGGCAAACATGAAAGAAATTCTAATTTATGGCTTAGCGCGCGGCGAAACGCGTGACTATATGGAAGATATTTTGGCAAACTTTGCATCTAGCGCAAACGACGCCGCGAATATTGAGAAAGTCAAAACCGCCGCGATCGCCGCCGGTTTTCATTCTTTTCGCGTTGCAACCTATAACGGCGAAGCCCCTAACTTTGCAAAGGCGGTGAATGTATGACAAGTCTCAAAGTTTTAGAAAACTCTCTGTTTTGGCAACGGCACGTTTTAAGCCAAAGCCGTGACCCCGTACAAATTGAGCGCGTCAAACGCGCCATTGTCAAACTCGAAGCACAAATTAAGGAACTGAAATGAACTACTTTAACGCCGGTCACCCAAAGGGCACTATTTGCGTTTTACGTCAATGCGCGGGCACATGGCACGCATTGGCCTTACCCGTCACCGCATGGCGCGAATATAACGGCGCGTTTTCAATCTGGAGGGCATAAGCCATGAAACAAACAATTTATGACATCGCAGCCGCCGTAGTTATCGGCCTTCTATTAACCGTGGGCGCATTGGCCTATTTTGATATTCTTTGGAGCTAAATCATGACCGATCTTTTTCAAACTTTCCAAGGCGCGGATATTGACCGCCTTGTGTTATGTATTCAAGCCGCCCGCGCAGCCGGTTTGAGTATTGATAAATACACTTCCGCCGGTGTCAATGACAATTCCGGCAATGTATGGTTAGCGTCTGAAGACTGGACGGGGTGCGTCTATTGTTCAATCGGTTTTGACGTTGCATGGTGCTACACATGCATGAATTGTGGTGAGGAATACGACTTCGGCTCTTACGCGGCAATGATCGAATTTGAGACGGCTCAATATGAAAAACACGGCAGCGAGTGCGACGCATGCACCACAGAGACGGAGGCGGCATGAAAACTTATCAAGTTGAAATTAGATACATTGCCTTTGCAAATTACACCATTGAGGCCAAAAACGAAGCAGACGCGGAAGCCCAAGCATGGGCGGAGGTCAATGCAGACCCTGAGCATGCGTCTAGTTACGGTGAATGGGAATTAATGAGCATTGAAAAAGAGGTGACGGCATGAAAACTTACAAAGTAACAGCATCTTATGTGACTCAGTGCACCGTTGAAATTGAGGCCGAGGACGAAGATCAAGCATGGCAAACCGCGATTAACTTGGACGGCGGAGTGTTTGAAACTACTATAGACGGCGATGACTGGCAAATTGATCGCGTCACGGAGGTGACGGTATGAACCCAAAACAATTCAAGCAGCCGATTGACCTAATCGCCGGAGATCAGCCCAACACGTGCCCATTTGACGGCGCGCGAACCGACCTTTTAGAAGCCCGCGACGAATTTACCGTTGAACGGTGCATTTTGTGCGACCGCCTTTTTAACTTTTGGAGCGATGACGATGGCCTATGAAGTGCAGACCCTAACTTTTCTCAACACATGGGAGAACACTTGGACACATGACGGCATGGAGCCGGTTCAGTTTGAAACATACGCCGAGGCCGCTAAAGAATTAGCGGGTTTTCTTGATGATATGGCCTACGCCTCAAGCAACAATTTTTTGTTAGATCACAACCCCGCAGACTACCGGATAAAAAAGATATGACACATTACGACCGCACAAAAATAACGTTTCACCGTGGCAATGCCTTCACCGCCGAGGGCATCGACGCGGAACCGTTCGCCACTTTCACGATTGACGATCTAGTCAACCACGAATTGATCGAGGCTATTTGCGCCCTAGTTCGCGCCCACGTCAACGACGCGCACAAAGATTTTTGCAACATCAAACTATCAACCGAAGATTGGGACTCATAAAATGATCGAATTCACACACCACGGCATCAAAGTAAAGTGCAAGCCTGAAAACGCCGCTAAGTACCGCGCCGCCATGGACAAGCCGCCAAAGGCTAAAACAGCCAGTGAGAAGCGCGGTTATCCGATTTTTGTAGCTGGCATGAGCACCGCCTCTTATGTGTCTCAATTTAACGGTCAGTTTGACGGTTCGCAGCACAAAATAAAACACGATTGCCCAAACTACTACAACCCCGCGCCCATGCTGGACGTTACCGCGCCCGAAGTTTGGGAGGAATTAGACCCCGATTATGTGCCCACGGTTAAGGCGCGCAAGATCACGCCCAAACAAGCCATTGTGCAAGCTCTTGACGCGCTCAAAGCGGGCGACATTGACACGGCTCAATGTATTCTGACGGAGGCGCTGAAATGAATGACATCATGAGAGAAGCATTGGCACCATTCAGGCCGTTGACGTACACCGAGCACTATTACATTGACTTAGGCTACCGGCACGAACTAGGCAAGGCCGAGGAATACGAATATAAACAAGCGCACGCCGAGGGGCCGGAAGCCCGCCGCCTTATGAATCGGGGTGCATTGGAGGCCATGTCACGATGGTGCTACTAATCGCGGTTATACTGGCGGCGTTACTTGCCATTCTCCTTGACTTGTAACAGTTGCCACACCTCACAAGCCCCTTCACAGGGGCTTTTTTTATGTTGACGCCGTAGGCGGCGGCATTGCCTTACTTCACCAATTTCATTAGCGGTGACTTGCCGTCAGGCTCGCAAGCGTCCCTTAGTTCTGACTTGCTGCGGTTGACCATATCAGGGGCGCAGAACACGTGCTTTTTAGTCGTATGCGCCCGCGACTTGAGCAGGCCCATATCAACCCAGCCCGCCTCACGGAACGCATGCAACAAGGCCGCCACGGGCAATTTCATACCGGCAGGGGCCACGCCAGTGAGACGGTCGCACGTTGACTGCCACGGGCCGCCCAGCACGCCAGACGCAAACTCACCCAGCCGCGCTCGCATCATTTCGACAAGGAACGACTCAGCGCCACTCATGCCCGTCTCGACCATGATGGCTTTCGCTTCGGTCATCGGAGGGGCTGCACCCGCATTGAACGCCGACACGTCACGCGACGCAAGCCAAGCCGCCACGGATGCAAACCCGCCCGACTTGTACCATGCCCACATGCGGGCGGCGGCGTCAGATTCCATGCACAAGGCATCCGACCATAAAACAAACCACCGGCGATCATTAGAGGGGATGGTGATCGCCATGCGCTCATTCGAGAACGCAACCACTTGCAAACGGTTGACGGCCTCATACGGTGCTAGACCCTTACGCTGAATAGATAAGAACTCAGGCGGGGCGGCGATCACGGGCTTGAGACTGTTCTCAAGGGCGCGGCGGTCTGACGCCTCTGGCTGGCGTAATTCATTGATAATCAGCACCTCACACTCTAGGTGATAGCCCCAAGGGGTTGACAAGTCTTTGTTGTCCAGCTTCTTGACGTTGGCAAGCGACTCACCACCAATTGCCCAAAAGAACGGTGCCCACATCGTGTCTTTGCCTGAGCCGGGGTGCCCGCCATGCAGAACGGCGTGATTGACTTTGATGTTAGGGTTTTGCACTTTGAAGGCCATCACGTTCAGGACGTGCTCACGCTCAATGCTGTCAGGAATCATGCGCTCAACGTGGTCAAGCCACGGCGTAGGGTCAACACCCGCAGCCACGGGCGGGCGGGCATCGCGCCATCGGTTGCCGTACACCAAACCCTCACGGGCGCAAAGAATTGTCTCGCCGGGGGCGTAGGTTACGCCCACCAGTGTTTTTGCGCCCTTGGCCTGACGGTTCTCATCAAAGCAGACAGACGCCTCAATCTTGCGCTGATTGTGGATTGACTTGCATGAGATGTGACGGAACAAAGCATTAAAAGTACCGCGCCCGATCTCGCGGCGGTCGTTCATGTCGAAGTATGCGTCATCGTCTTGGATGTAGGCGAAGCGCTCCCACCAGCCCTCCTTCTCAATGCGGCCTAGTTCTTTGCGCTCGACCTCGGCGACGATAGCCGCGCCAGCATCGGGGAACGCCTCGGTCGGGTTCAGTTTAGAGAGCGCCTGATCCATAGCCATCGTCAGCAGTTCCTCGCGCAGACCTGGAGCATGTTTGGGGCCGCCTTGATCGGCCACCCATTTCAAAAACGCATTGGAGTCAAAGTCAATACAGTGGCTATGCAGGCAACGATAAGCGCGGTTTGCAGGCATGTAACGGCCTTCAGGGTTGCCGTCAGTATGCTCGGCAGAGTTAGGGCAGATCACGCCAGCCCAGCCCTCATGATTAGGCTTAGACAACAACACGCCATGGCCAGACAGCCACGCCATCACATCGTCTGCGCCATCGTCTGACAAACGGATTGGACGCACGCCAACAGAGTCAGCTGGAGCCGGTGTTATGTTAAGTGCAGTGCAGATTTCATCAAGTGTGAATTCGCGCTTAGGTTCAAACTCGACCAACTTAGCGGCAAAGTTGTTGCGACCGGGCTTGAGGTTGATTGAGCCGGGCAGGCGGAAGTTACGCACCGCGTTGACTGCGCCCTTGTCGGTGTAGCCTGCATCGGCAACGGACTTGATAGCGGCGGCAAAGTCGGCTTTGGTCGGCTGCTCAGAGAAAGCATAACCCCATTGAAATGAGCCGGGCGAAGTCTCGATCTTCCAAGTAGGTTCTAGCGGCGGTATGTTAGGGGCTTTGTCAGGGTCTCCCACGTCGTCCAGTACCATCACAAGCACATACTCACAATGCGCTACGCTGGCGCTCGGATACCCGTCTTTGAAACGGTCAACGATAAACGACGCGGTGTTGCCGTAGATCGCCCAATCTTTTTTAATCTTGGCGTCAGGCAACATGGCAGGCCAAGTGCATTTGATCGCACCGTCAGGGAAGAATTGCATTTCACCGTCTTTGAGCATGGGCTTTTGACGCACGATCAGCGCAGTCTCACCCTCTGGTGCTAAAGAAATTAAAAATTCAAGAAAGTTCATTTGCCATACCTTTTCATAGTTTCAACTTCAGCGGCCAAGGGCAAGCCATCTGCCCACGCTGGCGCTGTACACATCACACGTTTTAAATTCTCTGCCGCTTCTGGGTCGGCTGTTTCGACAACGATTTCGTCATGCACATGGAGCACGACGTCATCGAGTTGTCTGAGGGAATGTCGAAGTAAGTCATTGGCGACCGCCTGCGTCACATTTTCACATGCCAAGCCTTTCCAAAGGCGGGCACGCGGCCATTCTTTTGCATCTTGCGCGGGCTTCCATGCCGCCTTGGCATAACTGACGCCCTCCGATTCCAGTTTGGCATAGGGGTAGCACAAGATGCGGCCAGAGGGTAGGGCATACCATAAGTGCAAGCCGTCAAACAAATATGTTATACGGCCAGCCTTAAATTCACGCCCCTTGTTTCTCATTGCACGGGTATAGGATTCCTCAAGCGCCGCCCAATAAGGTACGCTCCAAGGATTAGCACGCCGCCAGCCATCCACCATGCGTTTGGCAACTGGCTCAGGAAGACTGATCCCATAAGCCCGACCCATAGCAGCAAAAGCGCCCACGCCGCCAGCAAATCCGCAGGCAAGCTCTTGAACCTTGCCGATCTGGCGCTGATCTTTGGTGACGTCTGCCACGCGAACATTGAATGTTGCAGCGGCATTGACTTTATAGACGTCTTCCCCAGTGCGGAATAATTCCAGTTTATCGTCTCCTCGACCGGAGAGCCACGGGTTGACGCGCGCCTCGATGGCCGCCCAATCTGCAACCACGAAGTGCTTGCCTGTTGCAGGGATGAGCGCTGGTCTAAGCATTCCCTTAAGTACATCGGTAACGCGCTTTCCATACCGAGGGACGATTGCGTGTCCTCTGACCATAGCTTGCCTGACGTCTTCTGGTTCGTCAGCGCACTTGCGTGTGAAGTTGTGGACTTGCGCTCCATAACTACTGGCCCTACCCGTGGCTGAACCGCCAGCAAATACGAACGCTCCTCGTACCCTCTGATCCTCCTCATCCGCCAAACAGCTAAGTCGGTTGAACTTTGCCACAGACGACGCCCAGAGGTCGTCGGCGCATTGGATAACTTCTTGGACATCGGCAGGGACTTCATCGGGGTTCTCCATGAGTAAAAGATTGGCTCGTACAGTTTTGTCAATGGAGTACTTGCCATCCTTTTCCATCAACTTCTTAGCTTCATCACCCACGCGCTCAAGCACCCACTCACGCATGCGTGGCGACCTGACGCTGGTGATTGCGCCGCCCGTGACTTCTTTGACGATCTGTTCGATCTCAACAAGTTCATCGGAGGCAAATTTAACCGCTGCTTGGCACAGCGGCACATCAACCAACACGCCGCGATCATTGATGCGCTCGTTGACGTGATAGTCCTCTAATTCTTCGGCAGACAAGTCACGCATGGCCTTGCTGATTGCACGCATGGCACGCACGTCTTGCTCACAGTACTGGATCATCTCGGCCATGAGTTCAGGCGAGTCTTTGAATGGCGGCACGCACATCAAGCGAATTAATTGCGCGCCCCTGTGATCTTTCTTCATAGACGCGCCAGCAAAGCGGCCAACGTCCTCCAGACTGCCAGGCGCACAGTTGGCGCGGGCTTGTGTTGCAGTGCAATAAAATTGTGTTAGATCAAAATTTATTTGTAAAACATACCAAAAGATCAAGCGCTCGAACGCAGCGTTATGCGCCCTGATCTGGCCTGTGTAGTTGCGAACGCGCTCGGGGAATGGCTGGGACGGCACCCATGTCACCACTTCCTCATCGTCAAAAGCGTAGGACATACACAGCACATCGGTGCTTGCGTCCTGCGCGTAGTTGTACACGCCCTTAGCGCGTAGGTCACACATACTGCGTGTCTCGAAATCTAACCAAAGCATTGGCGTCTCCTTTCCAAAGCCCCCTGTCACGGGGCTTCAGAAAGTTAAGCGCTACGGCGGCGGCGTGTAGGCGCTGCTTCTGGCTCAGGTGCGACTTCTGGTGTCTCACCATCCATGCTCACCCACTCGACAAGTTCAAACACTGGCGTGTAAATCTTGCCGTATGACTTGTGAGCG